TGCTAGTCACATTAAAAGTCGTTTGTCCAGATGTAGCTGTAAATTCATTTACTAATCTTTGTGATGCGACCCCTGGGGAGTTTCCTATATAACTCATGGAAGTTCAGATTGTATTCTTGTGTTTCTCTCAGCGGCGGTTTCTACAGTAGCAGCCATAACTATTTCACTATCTGTTCCTGATACTGTCCCACCACTTTCTCTTATTCTTTGTACTTCAGATGCAACTATTTTATCCATAGAGTTTTTACATCTCATTTTTACAGCATTATTAATCCACTCTTGCTTATCAACTGCAACAGCTCCTAACGCTTTATCTTCTGCATCTGTTATTGTAACTGTGTATGTTGGCATAATTTTATCCTCTATATTTAACCTAAAAATGCTATTGACCATTGTGAATGGGGAGCGCCCCATGTAGTTGTTGGTGAGTTCGCCATATAAAAATCTATATAATCACTAGCTGACATATCGACTATACATTGACTACCACAATCAAAAGGGCCTAAATTACCATATAAATACCCATAAACTACAGTCGCACCATTATGTCTACAATGCAGATAAACCCCTGCGGTTCCAGTATCTATAAGCTGTGAAAAAGTTATTAAATAAGCACCGTCTTGGGGAACTGTAATTCTACCTGGGGATGTTGTAATAGTAAATCCGTTATTATAATCTACTGCTTGAAAATTTCTAATAGAATTACCTGAAGAACCAGAATCAAGATGCCCAAATGCACAAAGTTTAGATGGCTGACTTATAGTTCCATCTGAATTAAAAACAATGTTATTAGTACTAGAAGATGCGTGTTTTATATTAGAGGCTTTTATAAGTCCAGCAGTAGTGTCCCCTGAAATATTAGTATCTCCTGTAATAGTAACATTACCAGAAACAGAAAGATTACCCGCAACATTCCCCTCTGCTACTTGAAAGTCTGGTGAATTACCTATATATGACATCTAATCTCCTATACTAAATAACTAACTACAGCATCAGCAGAGGTTGCTGCACTTGCATATGCTTGAACAATATCACCTTCTTCTAAAACTAATTTTTGATCGCCACCAATAACAACTAATGTACCACCTGGAAGAACTGTTGCATCTTTAACAAGATAAGTCAATGTCCCTGCATTTTTAGTAATCGAAGCAGTAACCGTAATATTAGAAGTCACTTTGTTTGAGAGAGATAAACCAATAATTGTATGAGTATCTCCAGACCCTACTGTATCTGTGACTGTTGTAGCAGAACCACTTGTGCCAATACTTGATGATGTTTTAGATTTAAATGCCATTTTATTATCCTAATGCTATTGCAAACTGAATTGCTATTTCTTCAGCCTTTGTTGTATCCACTGCTTTACCTGCTGGGTAGGTTGTAAAAACGTCCTTTGTTCCCGCAGAAAAGTTTGTAGCTGAACCTGAATTTGATGACGCTAAAACTGTTGTTCTAGCTAGTGTTGTACCTGATGCAGTATAGGTTCCTGTACCAACTTCCCACTCATTAGCAGAACGATGAACTATAGCATAGTAAGTGGTGTTACCATCACCTACTTCAGAAAAAGTATCAAAACCTGTCACAGCGCCAGCAAGAGTAACTGTACCCGTACCAGTTGTTGTTGTGGTTTCTCGTACTCTATCCTTAAATACTAAAGCCATTTATGCCAATCTTAAAATTGCGTTTGATGCATCAGCAGTTGGAAATATAATTGTAAAATCTCCAGCAGTGGAAGATTTATCTCCACCAAAATCTAGTACAACTACAGAAGGGTTAGTGTATGTATGAGCTGGCGTTGTATTGTAAATTAACGCACCCCTTGCTGTAATGGTAGCTGTAGAAAAAGTCTCATCATCAAAGTCAATAAACGCTGTAGTACCTGATGATGTTGGTGCAACTTTAGTTAGCTCTTGACCCCCTGCGCTATAACCTGTACCTGATGTTTCGCCAGAGGTAGTATAAGCTGTAGTTGATGCATCAAGAGATGCAGAACTTGTATAAAGCGCTATATTAATTGTGTCACCACTAGAGCGAAAATCATGCGCTCCTTCTAGTAACTGTTTTTTAAATGATGTGCAAACTGCTTGTGTAATAGCCATAAAAACTCCTATATCTTTGTAATGATGTTCGCTGCGTTTGTTAGCCCAGCGTCTTTTAATTTATTAAATAATGTTGTACGGTCACTTTTAATGGCTTGTTTCATATACAACACTAATATCTTTCGTAAATCTTCTTTAAATGCTCTAGCTTGTTCTTTGAGTAGGGGGTGAGCTGTATCTGCTACATGTAAAATTTTATCGAGTGCTAGATTAGCAATCTCTTCAGGAGTCATACCACGACCCTGTGTTGTCATAACTTTTGCCTCTCCGACTAATGTATCAAGTAAAGCGCTTTGCATTATTTAACCTCATATCTCACTTGTCCAGAACGATAAGCATCACGCCTATCTTTTCCATCACCAAGCATTTTAAGTTGAACCATATTCTCCTGATACTGCTTTTCATAATTAGCAAGTAAATCAGGTTCCCCCTTTAAATACGTATACGCTTGAACTAAACACGCATACAATAAAGCCTGTTCATAATTATCCCCTAGCCATGTGGTTGAAGCAGTTACAATAGATGTTGGATAATAATAGTAATGTAACTCTACACTATATCCAATATCAGGCGTGGGGCCTAGTATAAAAGTATTATGGTCAAAGAGCGCATAGTATTTTGGTTGTGCTTGAGTCGATGCACCTGCATACGCTTCTCGTATAAAGTTAACGTCTTTATTTAATAAAAAATGTTGGTCACTATCACTATCAATAATGGCCATAGAATATACTGCTAAAAAATCTGTAGGTGTTTGCACATACTTATTTCCTGATGTTGCATTACCTGTTACGTTCTTTCTTAAATAAGGAAGTTGTACTTCGTTATAAATCTTTTTTTCTGCTTGTTTTATAAATTCATCAATATGACTGACGAAAGAAGTCTCGGTACTTTCTGTGTAATCTTTTATTGCTTGTACTAATTGCGTGTAATTCATTATCCTATCTCTACAGTTACTTTACCTACAGCCATATTTACTTTTTGCCCTAACACAGGTTTAAATCCAAACAATCCTCTACCTGATGTAGCTCCAGTAGGTCTTGGGTTTCTAAGTGCCTGTGGGTCATCAACAGGGAAGCTACCCAAATCATTTTGTGGTTGGTCTGGATTCCAACACTCAGGACAAGCCCTAATATTAACTAACTTATTTCGCTTCGTTAATTCTTTTAACTCATTTAAATTATACCTAAAACCACAAATATCGCAAAACCCAAATGCGAGCTTGCCACTAGCAAACTGAGTCATTAAGCAGTTCTTTTAGAAAACCCTGTCCCTTTAGTTGCAGCGCCTGAACCCTTCATTTTATTAGTCTGTGTATTAGCGACCTTATCTGGGTATCCTGCAAAGTCTGGAACTGGACATGGTTTTGGTTGTTGGTATGTTGTTTTATCTTTCATAGTAATCTCCTTATGAGGTAATGTTCGGTGCGAAGTTGATTGATGACTTGTCTCTATCTTCATCTGCAGCGAGAGTAAACTGTTCATCATACGCTGCTTTAAGGAACGTAACCCTGTCAAGTCCAACTTCAGGGCGCTTAGTGGCGATATGATAAGCAAGTCCAGCAACAAGACAAGGAATGAAACGTGAAGGCACATCATAAGTATTACTACCAGCACGACCTGCATCTTCAATTCTTCTAAGCCTCCAATAAGCCAACGTATAGGTTGTGGATGAGTCTGGTGTTGGCCAGACGCTAACTTTTGGTGTGGCTTGCCTGTCGACATAGATTTGTATTGGTCTCCCTTGGTTGTTTTTGTTTGGTATGGTTGCATAGGTTGAAACTGAAATTCGGTTAATAGATAAATCTTGTTGGTTGGAACCACTTCCAGTTCTAATTACTGTTTCTAATAAATCAATTGTATCTGCTGGTAAAGTATAAGTAGCTGTGCCTGTAGTTAAAGACAATGTCCCAGATTCAACTGTCCATAAATTAATCCCTTTATTAGACCACTCAGCAGCCATAATATCTAGACTACGTCTTGCTGTTTTTAAATCATATCCACTACGTAATTCTAGTCCACATCTTTCATATGCTTCTTCTACAATCTCGACTATTTCTGGATTGAATGCTGCTGTTCCACTAGTTGCCATAATTTGCCTTTAAATATTTAATCGCACTTTTTAAACTGCTTGTACTATCTTTAAAAAAACCTAACCCTGTGTTACAGTAGTGACAGAGTAAACCTCTTACTTTACCTGTGTTGTGGTCATGGTCTATAAATAAAGTTTCTATAGTTCCTTTTATACCACATATTTTACACGTATACTGTTGTTTATCCAACATATTATGAAGAGTATCTAGATCAATTTTATGCTTAGAGCAACGGACTCTATCTTTGTTATTTCTTTTGTACTTACGCACTTGAGCCTTAGTTTTCTCTGCGTTGCTGCCTTTCTGATACCATTCCCTATTTTCCTTGTTCTTACACTCTTTACAATATGGACGATACTTATTTGTCTCCTTACGATATGGATAATCTTTTAACTCTTTAGACTCTCCACATTTACTACAGATTACTTTTTCTTTTCCTCGCACTTGCATGATGTATCTGTTTTATCCTCCCTAACTTTACAACAGACGTATTTAACTTTTCTTTTTCCGCTTTCTAATTTTTTCTTGCACAGTTTTAGGAAGCTCTTTGAAGTGATATAACCTTTTGCTAGTCTTACCGTGTGTTTTGCCTGAATGTAATTTACCACCAGGCATCTTATGCATTCCTCCTTTATGTTCTCGCCCATCTCTAAAATAATGCGGCACACCTTTTGCCATGACTTCTCCTTTTCCATTATGTTTTCTTTTTCCTTCTTCTCAATGAGGCAACTCTACGTGGACGGCCTGCTGGTTGTCCTAGTCTTTTCTTCTGTGCTATTCTTGATTTCTTTTCAGCGGCTGTCATCTCCCCAGATGTTTTTGGAGTCTTACTAGACACTCTTTTACTAGGCCTGCAATAAGGAGTACCACGTTTCTCACCTTTTTTCCTACCACAGGCTTTACCAGTTCTTACATCTTTCCACTCTTCTTTAAACCATCGTTTTAGGGCTAGACCTTTTTTGGTCTTTCTAACTGCCACTACTTACCTTTTTTCTTTCTACATTTCGCTATTGCACCTGATGCGTATGCGCTAGGAAAGACTTTGTAGCTAGCTTTTACTTTACGATAACAAGCATCTTTTACGGTACCGGTCTTACCACCACTACTCATTCTTTTCATCTTTCTGGTTTTACCCATACCTCGACATTTCATCATAGCTATCTACCTTGT